TCGCAACCCATACTACATGGACTCTCTAAGAGGCGGTGGAATGGGTCAAGTAATGCCAACTAACATACCTTATAGAGATCCAGGTTATGGATCTCCTATGAGAACCCAAAACCTAATACAGTCTCTTGGTGGGCCTCAAACCAGTTTTAGAGATCCTAATAGAAAATACAATACAATGCGAATGCTTGAAAATTTTAGAGGCGGCAATATGGGTTCTCCTTATCCTATGCCTTATCCCCAATACGGAGGTGGCTTTGGTGGTAAAGGAGGGTCAATGCCTATGCCAGGAATGCCAGGTATGCCAGGGAAAGGCGGTAGGATGCCAGGAATGCCAGGTAAAGGTGGTCAGATGCCTATGCCCGGAATGCCTAACCCAGATATTGGTGTAGACCCCATTAAAGATTTGCCTTCCGATACAGGAACACCTCCAGCAGGAGGAGAAGCTCCACCAGCAGATACACCTCCAGCAGATACGCCTCCAGCAGATAACTTGACCAATCTTCAAAAAACAATACTTGGAGAGCAAGGCTTCACAGAGCAAGAAGCAAGAGATGCGTTTGACGCAATTATCCAAGACCAAGCCGATACGCTAGATCCTAGATTTAAAGATCTAATTGGCACAGGTTATTACAGAAGAATAGGAGAAGCCTTTGGTTTAACAGATGCCGCAGGCAATCCAGTTACTCTAGGGGGCACAACAACTGTAGCCGGAGGAAGACAGAACACTCCAGGCGAAGAACAACTAGCTCAGTTTCAAGGTAATCAAACACCTTATGAAAGAAGACTAGCACAGGTTATGGCCGATCAAGGCAAAACTAGAGAGGAGGCTGTAGGACAACAAGACTATGCTTTATCTCAAGGATTTGATACAGATGGTGACGGTGCGGTAAGTAACGCAGAATATTCAGCAGAATTAGCAAGAAGAGAAGCTGAACAAAACACACCCCCTGCTGATCAACCTCCTGCTGACGCACCTCCTGCTGACGCACCTCCTGCTGATCAACCTCCTGCTGATCAACCTCCTGCTGATCAACCTCCTGCTGATCAACCTCCTGCTGGAGAAGCAACACCACCTCCTGCATCTGGAGAAAACATGTTTGCTGGAAATCCTTATTATGACAATGCGACTCCAGAAGTAAAAGCGATGTTTGATGCTATTGCGCGAGGAGAAACCCCCAATTTTAATTTTAGACCTTTTAACAGCGGAGGAGTTGTTCCATATAAAAATTCTTTGGGCAGTGGTATAGGTAGCTTGTATGGAGTAGGAGGGGGAATGATACCTAACTTTTCTGGAATGAGATTCTAAATGCCGTTACAGAAAATACAATTTGCGCCAGGTGTAGACAAAGAAGGAACTGAATACACCGCAGATTCTGGATGGTTTGATTCTGATAAAATTAGATTCAGAAAAGGTAGACCAGAAAAAATAGGTGGCTGGACAAAGTTTAACACTACTGCTTTTCTTGGCGTTTGCAGATCTATCTTCGCTTGGGCCTCTCTCGAAGCAATTAAGTATGTTGGCCTTGGAACAAACCTAAAGTTCTATGTAATGGAAGGTATCAGCCCAAATGACATCACTCCTTTGAGAGAAACAACATCTGCTGGTGACGTAACCTTTTCAGCAACAAATGGGTCATCGACTGTAACCGTTACAGATACAAGTCATGGGGCAGTGCAGAATGATTTTGTAACCTTTTCAGGAGCCGCTACGCTAGGCGGCAATATAAATACCACAGTTTTAAATCAAGAATATCAAGTTGCTAGTGTAACAAGCGCAAATGCGTTTACTATCACTGCGAAAGATTCATCAGGCACTACGGTTACAGCCAATAGCAGTGACACAGGGAATGGCGGTGGCTCAACGGTAGGCGCATACCAGATTAATACTGGCCTTAATGACTATGTATCAGCGGCTGGTTGGGGAGCAAACCCTTGGGGAGATGGAACATGGGGAGGTGGCTCTGCATTAAATGTTTCAGGACAGCTAAGATTATTTAGTCAAGACAACTTTGGCGAAGATCTTGCGTTTAATGTAAGAAATGGAGGTATATTTTATTGGGACGAGTCAGGCGGTTTGACAGCAAGAGCCGTTAATATTACCGAGTTAGGAGGAGCATCGAACTGTCCCACAATCTGCGCCCAAATACTTGTTTCTGACAATGATCAGCATGTCGTTGCCTTTGGTGCGAACCCAATAGGATCTGCCAATCAAGACCCTTTGTTCGTAAGGTGGTCGGATCAAGAATCAATTACCAACTGGACTCCTACAGCAACCAACACAGCAGGAGGAGTTAGAATAAACTCTGGTAGCCAGATAGTAGGAGCGTTGCAAACAAGACAGGAAATACTTATCTGGACAGACGTATCAGTGCATTCAATGCGATTTGTAGGCGCACCGTTTATATTCCAGTTCACAACCATTAGCTCAGATATGTCCATGATCTCCCCCAATGCGGCAGTCAATGCTAGGGGTAACGTGTATTTCATGGATAAAACAGGATTCTATGTTTATAACGGTGCAGTACAGCAGATACCTTGCTCAGTGCAAGACTTTGTTCTTTCTAATCTGAACGTTAGCCAAGCATATAAAGTATTTGCGGCTGAGAATAATGCGTTTAGTGAGATTATCTGGTTTTATCCTGTGGGCATAGGCACAACAGAAGTTACTAATTATGTTAGCTACAACTACAATGAAAATCTTTGGGCAGTAGGCACATTAGGTAGAGGCGCATGGCTAGACTCTGGGGTATTAGAAAACCCTGTTGCTTCTTCTGTTATTACAAACACCGATGATAACTATGTGTTTAATCACGAAGTAGGCCATGATGACGATGGCTCTGCTATGACAGCATTTATAGAGTCTGGCGATCTTGAGATAGGCGATGGCGAAAGATTTATGATGATTGACAGAGTATTGCCTGACTTCTCGTTCAGCGGTGATGGTAGCCCTGTTATTAACATGACAATAAAAGGGAGTAACTATCCCCTTGAAACACCTAGTTCTTTAGCTACAGCGACAATTACTCCGTCAACCAAGCAGTCAAATATCAGAGCAAGGGCAAGACACACGGTTCTAAGGCTAGAATCTACAGGATCTGACTATGGCTGGAGACTCGGTGGATTTAGATTCGGCATGAGACAGGACGGTAGAAGATAATGGCAGAAGTCAGAAGAAACCCTTTACCTGTCCCTTTGCCTGACTATGACAATCAGAACGAAGCGATTACCAGAAGAACAGTAGAATTTGCACTAGATCAATTAGAAACGGATGTTGATCTGGCTAAGACACAAGGAGATAAAAGAGGTTCTCTAGCTATGAGAAGGTTTCAATTCCTTCTAATGGGGGCTTCTTGACTGACGTTATAAAAGTTCTAGGGCAGGTTGCTCCCAGTGCCACCACAACAACTACGTTGTACACAGCACCAGATCTGACTCAAACAACAGTGAGTAGTTTGGTTGCGTGTAATCGTGGTGGATCTGGGGGTACGTTCAGAGTCAGCATTCATGTTGCTGGCGCAGGGGCAGATAACAAACAGTTTATTTTTTACGATGAAGATGTGGCCGCAACAACAACCAAAACAGTAGTGATAGGACTCTGTTTAAATCAAACCGATGTAGTTAAAGTTTACGCTAGTAGCGGTGACTTCAGCTTCAACTTATTCGGAGTGGAGACAAGCTAAAATGGAAATGTTTAGAGAAATACCTTCTTCTTCAGAAGCTAGGCAAGTTCTTTCTGAAGAAGAAATGAACAGATTGCTACAAAAAGAAAGAGACCGTATGGACGGTGTTTATTTTGAAGGTATGACGTTTGGGGATTATTTAGAAATGATGGACATGGTAAATCGAAACCGTTCCGATGAGATGCCAAGAACCAGACAAAAAGCTCGTGAGCCAATAAAAATTTATGCAGAAGGTGGAATGGTAGGAACAAACCAACCAAGACAAATGGAGGGCATAGCAAGTGTCTTAGCTGATCAAGGACGGTATGGAGATTCCATGCTAGTTCACATGAATCCTGCTGAAGTGCAGGGTCTAGCCTCGTTATCCCCAACAGGATCTCTGACAGTTAATCCACAGACAGGACAACCAGAAGCTTTCCTTGGCATGATACTAGGGGCTTTGGGTAGTTTGGCTGGTAGTTCTGGCGCACTTGCCGCAGTTCCTCTTCTTGGAAAGCTTGGGGCCGCAGGATTAGGTGCGTTAGGTTCTGGACTAGGAACATTTATAGAAACAGGTGACCTCAAGAAAGGTTTGCTTGGCGGTATTACTGGTTACGGACTAGGAAAAATTATGGGCGGCATTGCAGGAAGTGGGGCTGGTGATGTTGCTAAAGATGCGGCAGTAGATGCGGCATCACAATCA